CACAAAGACGAGCTCCGCGACTTTCCTGACGGCAAGAACGACGACACAGTCGACTCTGCAAGCCTTGGATATTCGCATCTTCACCTTGCAAATACTGCGTCTCCTGCTTGGGGACGTACACCTTCTGGCATTATTGTGCCAACTTCGGCTTTGGAACCTATTACCAGCTGCGTCTGGGGGAGATAATCATGGATATGACACAAACTACTTCCAACCTGCTTCAGCGTATGTGGTTGGCACTGCGTGCTGGTGTCGCTTTTGGCGGTGCGCGCGATTATTACACCGTTTTCGGTTATAATCGGCAGCTGGTTCCCGATGATCTCATGGCAAAGTACTATCGCCAAGATATCGCTCGCCGAATTGTAGATCAGCCTACGGAATCCACCTGGGCATATCCGCCGGAAGTAACAGACTCCTCACTGAACAGTGTCTGGAAAGAGCTCAAGAAGCGTCAATTTTTGCCCGCGATCCTGCAGGCGGATAAGCTTTTGGCGTTCGATTCCTATTCTGTGCTGTGGATCGGTTTGCCTGGTGATCCAACGAAGCCTGCAGCGACGAATTCGACTATTGACCAGATTGCGTATATCACTGCGCACGGAGCTGGCGCTGTCAAAATCAACAAGTTTGACGAAGACACGTCTTCTCCCCGCTTTGGGTTGCCAACCGAGTATAACGTTCGCATCGACCGCGGTGGTGTTCCTGTTTCGGCAGCCCTCGGACGCAACGTTCATTGGTCTCGTATCGTTCACATCTCGGATGTCCCCTTATATGGCCGCGGGTATAGCAACCCTCGCTTGGCTGTTGTCTATAACTTGCTCGAGGATCTGCTAAAGGTTGTTGGCGGTTCCGCAGAAACCTATTGGTTGATCGCCAATCGCGGTATGCAGGTAGATGTCGATAAAGACATGCAGTTCAACAAGGGCGATGCAGATGCTCTATCCGCGGAAATCGACGAGTATCAGCACCAGCTCCGTCGTGTGATGCGTACTCGAGGTGTCAAGGTGAATAACCTTGGAGCTGACCCTGTCGATCCCAAGAGCGTGTTCGGCGTTCTAATCTCTATGGTTGCTGCCACCACGGGCATCCCACAACGCATCTTGATGGGTGCAGAGGCTGGTACGCTTGCTTCGGCTCAAGATCGCGCGAACTGGTCGGAATTCATGGAACGTCGTCGGACAGTCTTCGCCGAACCTTATCTTTTGTTCCCTTTGTGGCAGCGGCTAGAAACGCTGGGGATCTTGAAGAAGGATCAATCTCTAGGCGTTGAGTATATTTGGCCGAGTGCGTTTATTCAGAACCCCTTGGAAGTGAGCCAAACGCAATCGGCAACAGCTCGCGCGTTGATCAATCTGTCTCGGCAATCGCAGTACGGTACTCCATATACCAGCTTGGAAGAAGGAAGAAAGCTTCTTGGTCTGCCGCCAACGCTGCCCCCTGGGGAAACGCTCTATCAAGCTCCTTCTGTACAGCCCAGTGGAAAAGCCAAACAAACCGGAGGTAACCCAGCTTCTGGTGGCTCAGGCGGCAACGACGGCTCTGGCAATAGCGGAGGTGGTGCTCAAGAACCAGATACAGTTCCAGTATCTGATGGAACAGCGGATATAACTTCTAACGCCAAACAGTAGGAGGTTTAACATGCAACCAACTGTCGAAGACTTTGAGCCTTTGATTCGACAGCTGGTTAGACAGCGTCTTACCAAGCTACCGGCAAACATCGAGAAGGACGATCTCTTACAGGTAGCCAGGATTGCTGTTTGGCGCTCAATTAAGCTGTATGATCCCGAAAAAGGCGCAAAGATTGAAACGTATCTGTCCGCACAAATCAGAGGTGCAATGTCAGAAATGCTTCGGAGTTTAGATCCTCTCACTCGAAATGAGCGTGGTGATGTCAATCAACTAAGCGAGGTCGAAAAAGAGCTTCAAAACCTCGGACAATACTTAACAGATCAGGAAATAGCGACTAAACTTGAATGGGATATTGAAAGAGTTACGCATGCTAGATTAAAGGAATCGTTTTGTACTTTAACTAGTACATCCCCTGAGGATGAAGACGATCCTACGTTCTTTGACGTTTCAACTCCTGCTGACGAAGTAGAAAGGCAGATTGAAACTAGACAAAACATCGCCAACCTAGATAATATTTCATTTACCAAGCAGGAAAAAGATCTTATACGCTATATCCTTCTAGAAGGACTAAGCTTAGTGGAAATCGGTGCTTTATGGGGCGTTACAAGTTCTTTTGTGTCCCAAAAACTTGCCGTAATATGTCAAAAGATTAAGCATTATCATTTAAGGCCGAATAAACCTCCAAAGCAAAAAGTCATAAAACCAATTCCGCAAAGGACTCCCAGCTTTGATATTAGGGATCTTAGGGACCTTGTTTTGCCTAGTTTTAATTGGAGGTCCCTAACTTGATGACCCTTAGGAACACAGGTTATAATAAAACAAAGGTTCAAGCTTCAGGTACCACCAGATTTTCTGACATTTCGCTAAGGAGCACTTAAGATGGCTGCAAAAATTGTGTCAGTTTCGGCTGATGACGTTACATACTACACCCTGCCAGGCAATCAGGGTGATCTTCAGCGACAGTCACACGCTCTCGAAGACACCATCTTCGGCCAGACGTTCAAGTCGATGTCTCCCGGCTTGATTACCTGGCAAGTGGCGTCGAACGCCTTCTACAAAGGCTTCCCCGGTTACGTTTGCACCCTGAAGAAGTCAGGTACTTCAACTGCAATGACAGCTGAAGGTACGACGCTCATCAGCGGCGGCTACCGAATCAACACCGCAGGACGTCGATTGCTCGATCGCTCGGTGCAAGTCAACGTGTTCGACGGCGGCGTGAACAAGAACGCCTTCGTTGATAGTGTCGATTTCCTGAACGGCATCATCTACTTCCTATCGACCTATACCGTTACCGGTGCAGTCACCGTTACCGGTAACTATTTGCCGCTCGTCACGCTGGGCAAATTCACCAGCTTTACGCTGACGCAATCGACCTCGGTGATCAAGGATACGAACATTCCTGATGCACAGACAAACGGTGGTTACGATACCTTCCGTGTTGGCGGCATCCGCGATGTGCAGATCCAATTGCCGACGATCTTCGCTGCCGCCGATGCCTGGGATACGGCATTGACAACTCGCGGCGAATACGTCATCGAGCTGAATCCCGATGGCATCTCTTCATCTGTCGCGCGCGGTTTCTTCAAGCTGTTTGATGACAAACAATCTGGCAACGTCGGTGCGTTGGAAGACGAAAACCTCCAGTTCAACCTATTTGTTCCCCTTTCGACGGGAACACAGTTGGCTGTCAAATCGCCCTTCGTATGGACTCACGCTACTGGCGGACCGATCCCCAATGCCCTGAAGCTGTTGTTGGATGCTTGGCTGTATGAAACCCCGGTTTACGTCAAGTACCTTTATGACGGCTCCAACGGTTGGAAGGGCACTGCAATTGTTTCCAATGTCTCGATGACCGGCGGCCTCGAGGCTGTGACGCAGTTCAGTGCACAGCTCCAGGGTAGCGGAGCCCGTACGGTTGTGGGTACAGGCAGTACGGGTACTTCTGGTTCTGTCGCTGCTTCACAGCCGCGCTTTGCCAATGCAACCGGTATCGCAACAGGCGACAATACTTCTTTGGCTACGTTGTTTGCCAGCATGACGAACCTGACCAGTTCGTCCATCTACAACGGTGCCTCGGGAGGCCGATCGGGTACTTTCAATACCACAGCAAGCTCTACGCTGTTCGCCTGGATTGCGGTACTGAAGGCTGCTGTTGGTGCAACACCTGTGCGATTCTTCGATGGTACTGGTTATGGTGGTTTTTCTGGTGCGAACGCAGGCGCTGGAAGTACGGCATTGTACGCCGGCACGGAAGTCGATCCGACGCTGCAACATTTGGAATGGACAGATGGATCAGGCAATGTGTGGAACTTCTATCGATCTGACTCCCACGCTGTTACCTTCTCCAGCTTCACCCTGAGCTGATTTCAACTGGCCTCTAATACTGCAGGACTGCAGGACTAGATTTCTAGTCCTGTTTTTCTAGGAACCATCATGACCCAAATCTCATCAAAGCTGTCGGTTGCTGGTACTGATGATCCAATCGTGCACGCTTCATGGATTGCTCGATTGGCCGGAGCTTCTCTTTCTATGGCTCGTACGGCCTTTGATTCCGCGGTTACGGATGAGCGTACTCGCATCACCAACAATGGGGTCGGTATCTATGCGACCGGTCAGCGGTTTGAAATCGTTGGCGAACTGGGCTATCGCAAGTGGTTTATCGGCGCGTCAGCCGCAGCCTCTCACGCCCTCAACGTCGAGATCCGATCCGGTTTAGTTGTGTCGTTAGCCCTGGATGCTAACACTGTCACGGCAACAAGCGGAACTCCTTCCGGCGGCGTTGACGGTGATATGAAGATCGATTACGCCAACAACAGCTATTATGTCAAGGCAGCCGGTACTTGGGGAAGTGCTCAAACGATCTTTCCCGGCGGCGGCGGAACTGTCGCAGTCACGACAGGAACTTTTGCGTCTCTGATCGCTACGGCAGGTACGCAGGGACAAATTACTGTTCCAACGGATGCTACCGGCCTTATTCGACACACGGGCGTAGCTGGCGGAGCTCAGCAATTATCGCCTACTGGTACTATTCAGGTTATCGATCTGTCGGCTTATACGACCGGTACTCATGATGTTTACATTGACGGTCTTGCGCAGTTCGTTCATTTCAAAGCCAATGTAGCCTCTACGGCGCTTATTAACGTTCATTTGCCTGCTACTGCTACGCAATATGGGCAGGAAATTACTTTTGCCTGCGATTACGTCAATAATGGAACTTTTACATTGCAGTATATGGTCGGGGCCAGCGTGGTTTTGGCTGTTATTGCCGAATATTCGCCAGTATTCAAATGGATCAAAGACGCAGCTACGACTGGCTGGCATATCACTGCTTTAATGCTGCTTTATGCAGGAAGTGGAAGTCCAAATTATCCTGGGGCTGCAGCATCTGTAGCCCTCTTAGGTATTGTCAATGATTCATTAGGAGGTATTGCAATTGGTCTTAACTCCTATGTTGATCAATCAACGACTCATGACGGAAATTGTATCGCCATCGGCGTAAATGCAAATACTTTGAATATGAGCAGCATTGCAATTGGTCCTAACTCCAGTACTGGAGCTGCAAATTGCATTGCAATTGGTTCTGGTGCTGCTGCTAGCGGTATAAATAGCGTTGCAATCGGATATGGTACCTCTAACATAAGAGATAAAGCTATATCGATAGGTACTTCATCTCCGCAATCTGACGGAGAATTTTTACGCACTGTCAACAGTTACTCGGTAGGGGAGATAAATTTACGTGGAATTTTGTCGACGACAACTGCGACAGAATTAAGCACGAACAGCGCAGCAGTTGCAGGCGTTAGAGGCACACCACCTGGAAATCGTTGGTTTTTCCCTAATTCAGGGGGAAACTTGCTTATCTGCGAGGTAGATATAACAGGCTTTATTAACGCCACTAAGTTTTATTCCGCTAAGAAACGCTTCATTGTTGCTGTATCTGCTCAGACGATCGTATCAAGCCCCGTTGATCTTATCACCCCTGTTGTTGTTGGGGTTACAGCTCCAACCATTACAATCGGGATAAGTTCAACAAACGGTGCAATTAGCGTCACGGTTCAGCTTGCAAATACCACAGACGGGAGTTGGACATTCTCGGCACACTGTAGTTATTGGGCTCACTAATCGTTATAGCGCCCAATAATTTAGGATAGTTTAATGCCTCAGGTATCATCGCGGCTCTCAATAGCGGGATCTGATGATCCGGTGATCCATCCTGCGTTTATTGCGCGGATGGCCGGAATAGTTATTCAGCTAACGAGAGCTGCTTTTGATATAGCAATCACCGCTGAGCGCACACGCATAGATACCAACGGCGCCGGAATTTATGCGGATAATCAACGATTCCTAATCAACGGCGAAGTTGGACAACGTCTTTGGACGATAAATGGTATTAGTAGTCACGCCAATAAGGTTGAAATTCGGTCTGGTTTAATTCTAACTTTAGCAGATATAGCAAATACCTGTACTGCTACCACAGGGATTCCTACAGGGGGAACTCTTGGAGATATTGCAGTAGACTATGCCGATAATAGCTACTACAATCGAGGTGTTAGCGCCTGGGTGAAATCTTCCGTACCAATTTTTCCTGGTACTGGAGGAAGTACTGCCGTAACTTTCTATGATCCGCCAACTGATAATCCCTCAAATATCACCGTCACATTTGTTCGCGCGTCAACTATTATTGCTCAAACAATACCTGTAACTCGGATATTTGCGGCCGGAACGTACCAATATACGATCAAATTGAATAGTGTAGGAGAAGTATTAGAAATAACTCCTTGGGCGCTCGTATGATTAACCCCAAGAAAACTTTAATTGTCCGCAATACTAACGCTTCAACACTAGCGAGTAGTGCGGAAATAAGTGATTGGTATGCGTCAGCTAGAGCGTGCATAGATACTAGTTCTAGTGACTATTTCTGGATCGGCTTTGATTTCGGACCAATCAATAAAATCCAGGCACTAAGAATTGCAGCGAGTTATAACTGCTCGGATGGAATTATATTAAATCCGAGCGTCAACCGATATCTTCAAATTGGGACATCTTCAGCCAATGTAACGATTTGGGATGGTGTATCGCCTTTAGTTTGCACATCACACTCCTCAAAGATTACAACATCGCAGGTAGACGTTGATATCATCAACGCTATTGCGCATGTTATTTTGACTCACAAGATTGAGCTAGTCCTAGTTACTCCTGGTGTACCAAAAGATCTTTTAGGTCCTTTCTATAACCAACAAGTTACAGGTACAACAGTTGGCCAATATTACGGACAAGCCACTGAGATAGGTTTGTCAATGTGTGTCCCTTGGTCACAACTCCTATGGCAATCTCGTAGTATATTTACCGTACGTAAGCCTTACGGAATAGGCGGAGGTTTACTCGAGACAGATGGTAGTACCAGCGGGATTAAACGTATTAGGCCTGATAGGCCTTTAACACATGTATCCGATATATTGAATGAACATATTCCTTACTGTGGGCGAATTGGAAGCGTTGATCAGGATAATCAACACAGTACGCTTGCTCAAGTACAGGATATGGTTAATAATGCCAAAGCATGTGAGTTGGTCAATAATTTGCCTAAGCTGCATGTTTCTGGTGGTAGTTCCTATATCTGGGCTGGTGGCGTAAATGAAACAGTTGCCGTAAATCATCTGTTGCACGACTTAGGAGCTACTTTAAGTTATCTCACTAACGGCTGGCATGGCGTTGGATATGCTGAAGATGCATTGTGGGCAAGAAACCCATTTTTCTGGGGCTCTGCGGACGTCGAACAATATTCCGTTGATGCTGGAGGTCCAGGATTACGTCATGTAGGAGGAGCTGAAGTAAATATGTTTTGCTTCTGCTCTCCAGGTCAGTTCATGTACACGAATAATGCATTATTAGCTACCACCAAATTTTTGCCTGGAGCTTGGGCTTTTAGCTGGGGTAGTCCGACATATTTTACCGCTACATTCTGTCTCTCACATGGCGGCTCGTTAGGGGTTTTATCAACAGGAGAACCATTCTCGTTGAACGTTTGCGATTCCTCCTCCTTGGCTTTCAACCTAGCAGTGATGGGATATTGCGGAGCCGAAGCAGTAGGACGAGCGGTTCAGTGCAATAAATATATCGGGACTCCTGTAAGAGATTTATCCTATGGGCAAGCATATATTGGCCCGGCAGCTTATATGACTGCTTGGGGGGATCCACTATATGCCCCATATAAACATACATTTACTCCGTACGCGCAAATTGGTGTATAATGACAATATCTAACGGTATCAATAGCGACGACTTTAGTCGTGAGAATGTCATCACCATGTACAAAGTCGTCCAATATATGGGCGGCATTCTTACACAATTCCCGGTTAATTACAGCGTAAATCTAACGTATGATGCTGCTACATCTACGGCAACGTTTAATAACCTACGCTCTAATACAGGAGCATCATTTTCTCTCGTCGCAGATAGCATTTCATTTAGCTCTCGATCAGGCATTACAGCGGCTAGAAATATTTCCTTCTCGACAGGAGCAAATAGTACGGGGGTTTATGGCGTCGTAACCCTTCAATCAGGCACTTCATTTGTAACCATTGACAATACATATATCTCATTAGTAGGTCCTAGTAGTTCTGCTATCTCCGTGGGAGATAGTACAGGGCTTCAAGGGGCTGCTTCTGACATTTCTCTTGTTGTTATCGCAGCAGGAACTAATGCAGCATACACTGCTGGTACTGCTATTCAACTGCAGACTAATGGCGGTACTCAGCTGGAGATCATTGAACAGGTATTTGGAGTACCTAAGATGGCTTTCTTTGGCGGAGTTCCTGCTGCTAAGCCCGCAATTACGGGATCAAGAACGGGTGCTAGCGCCCTCGAATTGAGCATTCTGAATGCCCTTACTGTACTAGGGCTTGCTACTGATAGTACAACTGCCTAATTAAGGAATTAACATGACAAAGCTTATTTTCTCTTTCCTATTGGCACTTTTGTCAGTTGCGGCCAATGCGCAATGGACTGATATCTGTACGGGGCAACCTACTACTGTACCGCCGGGATTACTCATTTCGACGTATGATCCAGCAAAGGATGTTATCTGCGATTTACCCACGACGCCGGTAATTCGAACAAACAGCTTTGGAGTTATGGGCTATCGATATTGCAAGGGAACAACGCAATACAATGTCCAGTTTGCAGCATCAACCTGGGACTTCTTCAGTAAGACCCCTTCAATGGTATACGATCTGCTCCTCGCGGGGCTGAACCCGTCAAACAGCACTATTAACGTCATTGCCAAGAAGTATGGCGCAAGCGTTCCTATTTCCGATCCATCGCTCACTAAAGTTTGGTGTCCTTTCTGGGCTGAGATGGTTACAAACAAGCCTCAAATGCCTCCGAGTTGGATAACGGAACGTATTACAACTTATCAAACCAACGGATACAGTATCCTACCGCCTCTTGGAAGAGCAGTCTTGGGAACGCCCTGTGACTGCAAGAAACCTTTAGTGATTGGTGCACTTACATATTGCACCTTTCAAGGAGCATCGTCAGTAACTACGGTTGCTGCATGCAAGAAGAACTGAGGAACTATGATGGACCAAGACATCCAGGACCTCATGTTATTGTCCCCCACCGGCTTGGCGAAGAGAATTCTTGACGCTATAGCCCAATTCAAGGAGCATCTCATGGACGGAATCCAGCAATTGAACGACGATCTGGTGGCCATCAAAGCCTACCAATCGAAGACCTTCGAAGAGATCCAAGCGACCAAAGCAACTGTCACGACCCTGCAGGCCACCATCGCCGATCTGGAAGCTCAGTTGGGAGCTGCCAACGTTCCTCCCAGCTTGCTGGCCTTGGCGGCTTCCGCTCGGGTGCAGGCACAGCAGATCGACGACTTGCTGCCTGATCTGCCGCCGGCACTTCCCGCCGTTCCGCCGATCGTCTAAGACGATCACTCTTCGCCGGTAGGGCCCTAGTTAATTCTGGGGCCCTTTTTAGGAGGTCAAATGATTGACAACTGGCGACAAGCCATCAAGTTTCTCAGCATCCAGGTACAACTGGTTTTTTCGGCTTTGTTAGGAGCTTGGATCCTATTGACGCCGGAACAAATGAGTTACGTACTATCCTTTGTTCCCATCATGAAACCTGAAAAGGTTCCAGCGGTCATTGCCTTGTTTGGGTTTTTGTCCGCGGTTGCTGCAAGGCTTAAGGCTCAGCCGACTCTTACGCAGGACAAGTAATGAAGTTTGCCTCCATCGTTCGCATGGATTCGACTACTCAAGGAACTCCAGGTGTCCTTAGATTTGGCATTCAAGCCGTTCGAACGATGGAACTTCCTTGGCGTAATAATGAAAGGGGAATCAGCTGCATCCCCGTAGGCGCCTATAAACTAGTATGGTCTCGTAGTCCCAAGATGGGGATGTGTTATCACGTTACGCTTGTTGAAGGCAGGAATAACGTGCTAATGCATGCTGCTAATTTTGCGGGTAATACCGAATTAGGTTATATCACCGAATTGCAGGGTTGTATAGCTCCTTGTACTCGGATTGGCATATTACAAAACGCTAAAGGTAGGATGCAATTAGCTGGCTTAGTTAGTCGTCCCGCCCTAAAACTTTTTGAAACCTGGGGCGACAAAGAGCCTATCACCTTGGAGATATCATGATCTCGGCCATTCTTGCTCTTCTCGGTTCTTCCGCTTTTGGTAGTATCATCGGCGGCATCTTTGCGTTCCTCAATAAGAAAAACGATCTTCTGGCCAAGAAGATGGATTTGGATCATGAACAAGCCAAATGGGGCCACGATCTAGCCTTGCGCGATAAGGACATCGAGTACGCCAAGCAGGAACTCGAAGGCCAGAAATCGATTAAGGTCATCGAGACTGAAGGTAGCATCGAAACGGCTCGCATGCTGGCGATTGCCCAGGCTCAAGCCTCCGATAAAGTTACCGCCGACGAAATCAAATCCGCCGGCTGGTGGGGTTGGGCTCTTGTCTTAGCTTCATTGTTGAACCGGGTGATTCGACCATTCGCCACGATTAGCCTAGCTGGTACAGCAATCTATGTCAACCTGCTGCTGATCTACTTATTGCGAGATACATGGACGCAGTTGACGCATGATCAGCAACATGAGCTCGGAACTACAGCATTACAATGGATTATGGGTCAAGCCGGTGCAGTACTTGGCTACTGGTTTGTCTCTCGCGGTTCTTCCTCTAAATAAGGTTATATGTCTGATTTTACACCCCCAGATCCTCAAGGACCTATTACTCTCTGGATTCTTACCATAGGAGGTACTCTTGCAACCTTAGTCGGTGTGCTTCGAAAGGTAGTTTTGAGATACTCAAAGGACAAGGTAGATCTGGCTGAGATAGCATCCTCGAAAGTCGAACATGACGCTCACCGTGCATTGATCACCAATTTGCACGAAGAACTGCTGCGCATGTCAGAGAACAACAAGTTGCTCATGAGAGAAATCCATGAGCTCCGCGAAGAAGTGAGCCACCTTCGGGAACAAATCAATCGGCTCAAACAAACACCGAGGAATATCACATGACAGTTCGTGCCAAATTCACCTGCTCCCACAAGGAAGACAGCACCGACGATGCTGGCGGTGGCCGCGTTTCGTTATCGCCAGTCATCAATGGCAGCGACGAGAACAAGAACTTCTACCGTCTAACGCCTGGTGGCTCGATCAGCCTGAGCACCATCAACGCTCGCGCCTACGATGAATTCGAGGTCGGCAAATCGTACTTCGTCGACTTCAGCCTCGCAACGGCGTGACCTTCTAGGGACCATCAATTACTTTGAGGTAGCCCCTAGACATCCCTTTGGTACATCGATTATAATTGTGGTATGAACGTAGTAGCAACGAAACGCAAGGCCGCTTTCACCGTCCAAGTGAAAGCAACACTCAAAGCGCAGAAGGACGCTACGAGTGGTCTTGTGACATGCGAACTACGCGGGCAAGAGCATATCATTGTGCCCTGTATCATGATTGTGGAAGGTGTACTCTTCTCGTCCAACGCAGATGTTCCTGCACTTGCGTTGGCGTCCGAATTCGGTGCTGTCCCAGAAGGCTGGGATGGTCGTCCTGTCGTATACAATCATCCGCAGGTGAATGGCGAAGCAGTCTCCGCCAATCGCCCAGCTGGTTGGGAATCCGAAGTCATTGGTCAGATCTTCGAGACAAATCTGGATGGCTCGAAACTCAAAGCCAACCTATGGCTTGATATCTCGCGCACTCCCCAGGTCATTCTTGACGGCATCGATCAGGGGCAGGAATTCGAAGTTTCGACTGGTCTCTTCGCTCTGTCGGAGGAAACCTCTGGTCTTTATCAGGGACAGCAGTACAGTACGATCTGGCGCAACATCGTGCCCGATCATCTTGCCATTCTGGAACCGGGGTCCATCGGCGCTTGCAGTATCGAAGATGGCTGCGGCATGATGCGTACTAACAATCGCAAATTCGAGGTCTACATGAATACATCGGCACAAACCAGCGCGTCCAAACCATCTGCCAAGATGTGCGAAACCTGCTCTTTGAGCATGGAGAACTGCAAGTGCGGTGGCGGTAGCAAATCCAAAAAGAACAATGAGTCGGCCGCAGGTGCCGCCGGGTGCTCATGCCAGGCCCAAACGACGACCGTTGCTGTCGCCAACAAGCGCTCGTGGCTCAACTCACTCCCCAAGACGTTCCAGCTAGCCGTTAACAAGTTCCTGGACAAGTTCAAGACCAACGAGCTGTCCGACAAAGATGTTCGCGCTGCCATCCAAACGGCGTTGGACGATCTGGAAGGCTACACTTACTGCTACATCGAAGCGGTCTTCGCCACTTCTGTGATCTTCACAGGCCTGGAGAACTCCGACTACGAATGGGGCATGTTCCAAGTTGATTACTCCGTCGCCGAAGGCGGAGCGATCTCAATCGGTTCGACAGTCGTCGAAGTGCGACCGGAAACGGCGTACGTACCTGTTGTCATCACCGGCGGTGCCGAGGAAGACGACGCCTCTATGGTTGCCAACTCGGCGCCTCAACCACTCCAGGAGTCCACGATGGATCTGTCCAAAGAGCAAATCACCCAGGTGGCCACGCAGGTGGCCGAGATCATGAAGACCAACGCGACCACTGCTCCGGTTGTCGAAGCTTCGTCAACCAAGGCGTCAACTGTCGATGCGCTGCTGCAAGGTGCCGATTCTGTCGTTGCCAACCAGGTGCGCGAATCGGTGGCTTTCGCTACCAACGTTCGCCAGAATGTCGTCACCAATCTGGTGAAGAAGGGCTACACCGAAGCCGAACTCGCTGGCATTCCGCTCGCCACGCTGTCGCGCATGGATTCGATGGGCTCGGTCGCTGCCGTGCCTGGTGTCGATTTCGCCGCGAACGGTGTCGGGCAAGCTGCCCTGGCCACCAACGCCTCCGACAAGTTCACCGCCCCGACGCCGGTCTTCGGCTGAAGCGCGCGACCTGATCAACTACACATCAACCCCATCATTCCGAATTAGGAGATCAACATGAGCAACGCATCTGGCAAGCCGTCAACCGTCTGGTTGAAAGGTGAAGGCCTCGTCAAGGAAGCCGCCGCGGGTGGTGCC